CTTGTTTTTTACCACTTTCGGCGGTCTAGGAGCTTTTGGCTCTGGTTCGTGAACTGGGGCAGGTAGGGTTTCGCCTGTGTCTGGGGTAGCCTGTGGGATTGACTGAGCAAGCTCCCACTTCTCAATGGTGTTGAAAACAAACTTCATAGGATCTACAAAACCTTTGCCGTCAAGTGTCCAGCGGTGAACCTTGCCTTTGCAGATTTCAAAGTGAAGGTGTCTACCTGCTGAGGCTCCTGTGTTGCCCATGATGCCAAGCTTCGTTCCTGCTGTGACCTTCTGTCCCTTAGTGACTAGCAAGCTGTTCTCAACCATGTGAGCGTAGCGAGCTACAAACCACTCGCCGTTTATCTTGGACCGAATGTCTACATACCATCCGACACCGCCGAGAGAGCCGTCTGGGTTCTTCAGCTTTGAAGTTCCTGCGGCGATGACTCGACCATCGTGCCAGGCTTCTACCCAAATCTTTGCTTTCGGTCCCCATATATCATTTCCGTTGTGATTTTTACGAGTCTTTTCAATCGGATGGATGCGGATACCAAAAGGGCTGGTAATTTTCCAGTCTTTCCCTTTTTTGCCATCAATAGGCCACTGTGGTTTGGTTTTCATCTGTTTACAACTCCAATAATTAGGCCGATAAGGGATACAACGGAAGCAGCTAAACCTGTGTAAGCAATCTTTTCAATCCAAGCCAGGCGAGCAAGTGTTAGCTCTACCTCTCTCAAGCGAGCAGGAACCTCGTCTAAATGGTCCAGCTTCTCAAGGATCTTGACAAGGGTTTCCCCATGCTCAAGTTGCTTGGCGTAAATTGCTTGCTGGGTAATGCGTACCCCAGTTGTTTCCTCAGCCATTACTAGCCTTTGAGTGCTGCGATTTCGTCGGCGGTAAGGCCCAACGCGGTTAGCTTTGATACTGCCGAAGCCTGAGCTACTGCCTTAGCTTCTTTAGCTGCTAGTTTTTCGGCTTCCCAAGCTTCGGAAGCTAGGCGGTCAGTTTCTCGCTGTGCTAGTTCCTCGGCTGTTAGAGGTACTTCTGTTGCTTCGCCTGTTGAGCAGTCCACTACTAGCTTTGTGATTACTTCTGTCATTTTCTTTTCTTTCTTGTTAGCTTGTTGTTACGATTCCGTCAGAGCCTTTTAGTATTCCATAAAGAGAGATTGTGGAACCAGCAACCCAGTTAGCGTCAGGCAAGAATGTAATTGTTGTGATTGCCGCTGTATTGCTCCAAAGACCAGACCAGATGTTCATAATGTTATCTGCGCTGTTGTCTTCTACCACAGCTTCGAGGCTTACCGACTTGTTCGTAGAGCCAGCGTAGTTTGGAATGTAGATTTGGCTATTGTTGAAGGTGTTGGAAGTTGAAGGTGAAGCATTTACATAATTCCAACGAAATCCTGTTGAGGCAAATGTATTGGAGCTAACGCTCGCGCCGAATCCTCGCAACATTCTTTCAGAATAATTTGTGGTTGTCCCGTTGAATCTTAGGTATGACTGATTTGCTTTACCGCCCGGGTCTTCAGAAGCCCTAAGTGAGCAGAGAATCATAAGGTCAGTATAGGTCTGCGGAATAGAGGTGAACTCAATCGAGGCAGCAGCAGTAGCTAGCGTTTTAGATTCAATAAGTTTCATTAGGCGATTACTCCGTAAAGGCTAAAGGTGTGTCCGATGGCAAAGGTTCCAGAGTTTATGTTTACGCTCATAGAAGTTACAGCAGAAGTATTTGCCCAACGACCAGCAGTAGCAATAACAAGTCCGTCAGCCTGACCGTTTCTAGATAGAAAAGTCTTGTGTTTGTCCGTAGCTGAAAAGTCCATTACCTGAGCAATAAATGTAGTCCTAACAGTGGCGTCAATGTTTCCAATGTATCCCTGTGTTTGGTTGGAAAAAAGAGAAGAAGCCGTACCGCTCCCATCACCATACATAAAGACATAATTGTAGTTAGAGCCTGTATCCCCATTGAATCGCAAGAAAGCATAGCTTCCTGTTGAGGGACTTCCATTCATTACTAAAATCAAATCTCGGTAAGTTGCTGGAATAGAAGAAAAGGTAACGGAAGCTGCTGCTGTGCCTAGAGTTACAGTAGCTAGAGGTGTATAAGTAGCAGTTGGCATTGTTATCCCTTTATTCCGTAGAGAGAGAAGCGAGAGCCAGCCAAAAAGTTAGGGCCAATCGCAGCAATTACTTCGATTGAGGTGATGGCGTTTGTATTTCTCCAATGACCAGAGTTTAGAAGAATTCTTCCAATACTTGAAGAGTAACCAGATAAGCCTCTAGCGGTTTTGTTTTTTGTAGTTGAGAATGCGTCTAAAACATCAAATACACAAGCCGCAAAAGACCCACTTGTATTATTGTTAGCCTCGGCATAACCGATTTGAATAGAAGTTGTATTTGCCGCAGCCTCAGAAAAAATACTGCTGCCCTCACCTCGAAGAGTATGAAGGGCATAATTTGCCCCAGTATCAGAATTGAAGCGAATGTTATACCCATCGCCATTATTCGCCCTGCTTGTTCTACCTACCATTCTAATCTGTAAGTGTTTATAGGTAGAGGCAAAACTGCTGACATCAAAAGAAACAGAAGCCTGTGCCGTTCCAAGAATCGTGCTAGAGATTAGCTCATAGTCTGATAGGGAAACCCCACCAGCCCCAGCAGCACTAAAAATACCTAACGCTGAGAGAGTCATTAGACCGCCGTTGCGTTACCAATAATGCGGTATGAGTTAGTTCCCACGCAAACAACAGATACAGCGTCATAGCGCTGACCAATGCGGTAAGCGGTTCCGGCGGTTCCTCGACCTGCAAGGCTAACGACTGTGCCGTCACGCTGGATCGTGACAGTTCCAGCACCATCCTGCAAGATGTCCACACGCTCGCCAGCCTGGAAAGCTGTGGCAGTTCCGATGCTGACTGTGGTGTTAGAGGCAGAGTCAAACTCTAAAATCTTGTAGCGATCAGTAGTTGCGACTGTGTAAGTAGTAGCGGTAGAGGCAGTTAGCGTGACCTCATTGCTGAGGTATAGGTTCACATCAGCAGCAGCTAGGACTTCACCAGCGGTAAAGGTTTTTCTTGGCATTGGTTTCCTTTTGTCTTAGTTTAGTTTACTACTCGTAGGCAAGTCGGTCATTGTCCAACTCACCGAGTACAAGGTCATCGAGGATGAATACCGCGAAGTCTAGGCGCTCTAGGGCGAAGCTGATGTTCTTGCTACCAGGGGTCCAGTCGTGGTTTACTCCGATAATACGGCAGTATTGCTCAATAGCTGGCGGGATGTCAGAAGGCTCAAACCGAACCTGAACAATGTCACCGATTTCTAGGTCTAGCACCTTGTCTTGGTTTACGGTGCTTAGGGTGTCTAGGACTACTGTGACGGTCTCAAAGCGGTACTGAGGCTCTTTGTAGCGAGCCAAGAAGAAGTCAGCCAAGAACTGAAGCTGCTCTGGCTCCTGAATAAGTAGTCCTGATTGACTTAGAGTTCTTGGTCCGTAGACTGCCTGAGAAGTCGCATCCTCAGCAAAGGCTTCTTCTGGGAAGACATCCCCGTTTGTTAGGGCAATTCTGTTGTATAGGTTCTCTGATCCATAAATAATGTTTACATCGGCAAACTGAATACCTGTGTAAACGCCTGCAACTATTTCGTCTGAGAACACGATGTCAGGGGTGTTCGGGACAGCGTTTCTCTCACGGAAAACAACCTTGCCATCCTTTCCCAAGAACAAAGTACCAAACTCTGAGTTAGCTACAAGCTGTAGGTATTCAAGCGCTGCTGTGCCTTCTGCGACATCGGCATCTAGCATTACTGAGTTGCCAGGGTCAATTTCTCTTAGCTCAGCAGGCCAGTCAATTTCAGGTCTGTCTAGGACTGTGTTTATGCGAGCGCCTGATAGCTCTGAGTCAGGAGTGAACTCCTCAAGTCCTGCATTAGTAAGAACCGATAGAGCGTCAGAAGCGTCAATACGGACAACCGATTGAACACCTGGCTCGTACTGAATGTCAAAGTCATCTATAAAGCCAATAAAGACTGGCTGGTCGTTGCTGGTCACTCGAACCGTACGCCTAGGTATAAGCTGACCGAAATATGGACCGTTTTCGTAAAGCGGGTCAAAGGTTCTGTCTGAGTTGTCTACTGTGACCGAAAGCACACCAGCGTCAATGCGATCTAGGGCCTCAGACTTACCGCGGCGAATCTGAGCTGTGACAAGTCTTGGGGTAATGTCAAACAAGCGTTCTCCGCCAAGTGTAAAGTCTGTGTTGTCAAGTACGCCTCGGACCGAATCATCAAGCTTGAAAGCGTAAGGGTCTCTTTCGCCTAGGTTTAGGCCAAGTTCAACCTTGACTGCGGGGGCTGGCATTACGCACCTTGCCAGACAGCACCAGAGGTGCGCTCGTAGTCCTTGATTGCGTCTACGATGGCTTTACCGATGGTAGCGCCAGAACCGACTCCACCGCTGACATTTATGTTGTAGACAGTTTCTTGCTTTCCCTGACCGAATAATGAATTAGTACCTGTTGTAGCGATTTCAGAGGCTAGTGAGCCAATCTGACCGAATCCTGCGTTTATCTGACCTAAAGCGCCAGCTCCGCCAGCTACAAGGGCGCTTGCTAGTCTCGCACCAGCCATAGGGCCAGCCTGAATAACTTGCTGTAGTAGCGCTGGGTCAAGACCCATTGTTGCAAGCTGTGAGATGTTTTTGGAGAAATCTTTTACCTTGCTAAGTAGTTTATTCATGTTGCGAATAATTGAGTTAGTAGAACCGCCAAGACTTGTAATGTCAAAAGCCCCCGCAATAGCATTTTTGATTCCCGCAAAAGTGCTCTTTACTGAATCTAGGAATGAGTTGTAAACACGCTCACGCTCAGCAATGGCAGCTTTTTCGGCAGCAATGGCAGCATCTTCAGCAGCCTTGAGGTCAGCAGCAGCCTGTCTTGAGCTTTCTGCAAGTGCCGAAGCAGCTTCCGCTGCACGGCGGTTTACTTCCCCAATGGTTCCTGCAAACTTTGTATTTATCTTGTCTACAGCCGCTTGCCTCTCAGCACCACTCTTTTTTAGGACATTAGTGAGGACCTTGTTAGCTGTAATTAGCGGTTGTTTGCCCGTCAGAAGTTTGTCTACATAACCTTGGGCTATTCCTTCTCCAACAAGTTTTGATTGGGCAACAGCTTTTTTACCATCAAATTTTATGCTCTTGTTTAGCTCCTGAAGTCCAGTAAGTTGAGCAGCAGCAGAGGAGCCTCCAGTGCCCCCTGTTGCACCAGTGCCACCAGTAGCCCCAGAATCCGTGCCAACAGTTTTTATACCAGCTTGTTCTGACATTCGACGAAGTTCATTTGCCGCTTCTCCAGCAGAAATTCTGAGACCGATTACTTGTGCTTTCAGGTTGTCTAGTTTGGCTTTATCAGCTCTTTCAACCTGCCTAATCATTCTTTCTGTTTCTTGGCTAACAACAGCAGTGCTGTTACTTAGATCCCCAAGGATGCCTTCGTAAACTCTATAAGGAGCTATTACCTGCTTTACTGGGTCAGATTTAAGCATTTCTACATTAAGGTTGTAAACTGCGGTCTTTGCATCTTTAGCCGCATCCGCAACAAGCAAAAGTCCAGCAGTTGCCCCCCCTAGTCCGAAAATCAGCCAGCCTGTAGGAGTAGCGAGTATTGCAGCATTTAGAAGTAGGAAAGCTATACGGAAAGCATTTATTAGAATTGTTACTTGAACAAGCACGCCAAAATTCTCAGAAATTACTCTAAAAGTAGTGCCAAGTCCATCTGCCAGAGCTGATACTGTTGCACCCGTGGTAGTAGATTCATCGCTCATGTCCTTTATGAGCTGAACAAACCCACCTAAAGCTGGTTGGGCATCAGAAACAGTTTGTGTAAGCCTCGGCGTTAGGTCATCTACTAAAAGCTTTAGCGCACCAACCAACTCTCCCATAACTGGTAGTAGCTGTGCGCCAACACTTGCTTGCAGATTTTCAAACTGAGCCTGCAATTTCTTTTGCTCTACATACAGGTTGCCCGATTGAGCGCCAAAGGCTCCAGTCGCATCTGCAGCACGCTGGTAAAGCAGTTCCAAACGAATTGTCTGTTCGGCGTTTCGTCTTTCTGCACCAGTAAGATGATTTAGTTTTTGTGCAACAAGCTCGGCGTTTATTTCGCTTTGTTTCATAGCGACACCGAATTTCTCAATCGGGTCGTACTCACCACGGAATAGCGCAGTCATACCAAGCAAAGCTTCTTGGACATCGTAGCCATAGGTTGCAGCTAGGTCTACACCAAGAGATACAAGTTTTTGAGTTTCAGCAGTAACAAACTCCATGCTGAAACCAGACTGCTTTAGAACAGATCCCAAGAAGGTTGAGGCTTTGGCTGCATCTTTTTGGCTAAGACCAAGTTGCTCTGCATCTTTTGTAAACTGGACTATCTTAGGTGAAAAATCATCAAAAATTGTTGCAACTGAAAAAAGGTTTCTCTCTAGGTCACGCGCAGAGTCAATAGACCCTTTTGTAAATTGAATCGCTTTGGCGGCAATACCAAATGAAGCAAGAGCAGCTCCGACTTTACCAAGTGTTGAACCAAGACCATTACTGGCTTGACCAAATGCCCCTAGCTGACGCGTAGCAGCGGCTAGTCCGTCTCCTTTGAATGTGCTGACCACATTCAGGAACATTTGGCTCATCGGTTCTTCCTATCAATCTTTGCTTCCGTAACGGCTATAGTTTTTGCTATCGCTTTTTCGGCTTCTTTTTTTGCTTCAGGATAGGCTTTGTCAAATCCTGGGTAAACCTGTCTGGACTTTTTGCGCTTACTCGGTTTGGCAATAGGACCTAGGTTTTGAAGAAACTGGCTAGTGCTTTTAGGGCTGAGTATGTGGTTTCGCATAATTTCTTCGCCACCAAACTCTCTAA